GTTCGACTTCGACGACAAAAAGACGGGTTTTTCTGGACCAGACGGAAGCACCATCTCGCAACAATACCTGAGGAGTATTGTATGGCAAATGAAAGGCATCACTGCTATATTTGCTCCTTTCTTCGCGAAATTAAAAGACAATTTGAAAAGATGCTTGATAGACAGAGTGGTCTATGTGGATGGCATGCCACCCACTAGGATATCAGCTTTGTTAAACACTATACCATGTGGCGAACAGGAATTCATATTTATCGAAGATGACTTGGAGAAACAAGATAGGCAAACGGACCACACGTTGCTAGGCACAGAAATGGAAATGTACAAAATGTTGGGAGGCAACCCAAGAATAGTCGACATGTGGGCCGTAGTGCATAAGCACTGGCGTGCCAAAGGGATTAACGTAAGATTTAAAGGAGACGCCAGCAGGCATACTGGGCAATGCACCACCTCACTAGGAAATGTAATTGTTAATTTGATGATAAAAGAGCAATTAATAAGAATCTTGAAAGACAAGCTAAGAATAATGTTGGTGTTGGGAGATGACAACATCATTTTAACGACAGCTAAAATTAGTGTAAATCAAGTAGAAGAAAGAAGTGCCAGACATTTTAACATGCGTAGCAAAGCGTCAATAGACAACAATTTTGGAGGTTTTCTGCGAATGATAGTTTACAAAAACGCCAATAAGATGGCAGAATGCGGGCCAGATTTTGTGAGGTTGGCAAGAAGATACGAAGTGACCAATGGGGTGTCCGAAGCAACGGACAAAAATTTAGATAGCAGAACTATGAGTTACTGTTGTATGTTGGGCAAACTGCCTCGGGTACAGGCTATCAATGAATCCAGAGGGTGGAACATTAAACTGCAAGATTGGTATGAATATGAAACCGTGGTAAGAAATTTAGCAATTAAATACCAGTGTACAGAAGAAATGATAAACGAACAAGTAAATCATTTATTGGACATGATGGAGAAGCAAAATTTAAAAGTGGATACGAAATTAATGTTCACTGTAGCGAGAGGCGGCTCCAAAGCTCCAGGAGAGGCACTAAGAAAAACTTAGTGGGCCCTCTAGTGTGT